GCTTAATTTCAATTCGTAAATCTCCCGTTCGCCGTTGCTCTCGGTATGGATGATTAACGTCATAGAATGTTGTGAGCCCTGCGATGAGTGCCAGATCGTAAGTTGACATGAGTACTTGTAGGTCATCTGGCACCAGTGTCATTGAGTTGTAGAAGACCGTTGGGCCGGGAACTTGGGTGTACTTGCGTTCACATTCCTTCAATGCGTCTACCAGCGCCGCCATCGTTACAGAAGTAGGCGCGAAAGGAAAATCAGTAAGAGTACCCAGAAGGCTGCGAGCCACACCAATAGTTCTGCTCTTTCCGATGGCCGGAGGTCCAACCAGGAGCGTATAAAGGTTTGGATACAACGGTGCTGGGGATTCAAGCCACACCTTTTGCTCCAGGCACGCAGCAATTGCGGTAATACCGCACCATTTTCGATAAAGTTCACAACTCTCCGCCTCCCTTTCAGCATGTTCAACGAATCCTGCGATCCATGAGGCTAACCTGCGGCGTCCGCTTCCGTTGGTCGCCCCCTTTGAATTCTTTAAGGCCATCTGGATTGTCCTTGGTAAAGACCCCGAAGTTCCACCCCGTCTTAACACCATAGGGGATCACAAATTCACGACCCTTTTCCAGCTGGATTGGGTAACGCAGCTGTTCAAGGACAATGGGAATGATTTCGTCCTCCTTCTTTTCAGGATATTGAAAGAGAATTGCGTCGTGGATTTGCATCAGGAGTTGAACGTTGTTTTTCCTCCAGACGTTCAGCATTCCACGGTTGAGGATGTCGCCGAGGGCTTGGCCTTGAAAAGCCACGGCTTCGCGGAAGGTTGAGTCATCGTCTCGGCGGCCCCAGAAATAGCGTTTGCGCTGAGTGAGGGAAACGAGATAGCCGAATTCGTGAAGCTGGTCCTTCGTCCAGTTGTGCCATTCTAGGTGGGCTGGAAAGGCGGAGAAGTATTTGGGCTGGAAGTCTTCGATAAGCTCAATGTCAACTTTAGACTGAGTTGCGAGCGTCCTTGGTTTTCCACCGTAGTTAGAACCGTGGCCAATCTTCTTACACATAAATCGTCGAGAGTAATGTCGATAATATGCCCGTTCGGCAATGTCTTTATCTCGTTTAAGATTCCCGCTCCAATCCAGCTTCGGCCAGACGAGCTTAGCAACATTGGTGTGGAGGTCCCCTCCTTCACATGCATTGAGATACCGACCATCCCTGAAGAGGTTCCACTCAATTGCCCCGACAACTCTGCTCTCACCTTGCTCTGCATCTGCGTACCCCATTTTCATTCCTGGATCAGCTATGAACACACTCCGGAGGGCTTCTTCAATATTCTGAAGGTTCCCACCGGTTCCAAACTCACTATAGGACGAGGATAGTCTGCCAGTAGTTGTGCCTCCGATGTTGTAGGAAGTTCGATATCGACTGTCAGCGTCAACCTCAGTCTTGAGAACCGATACTTTCTTTGCAAGGTCCCGCATAGCCGTAATATGTTGTATAATTGCCCAAGCAATTGGGTATGATTCGATCTTCTCAAGAGCGTTGCGATTGACAGTTGGTCGCCCTTTCCAACGTACAGTGGGAATTCTAAGCTTATCATAAAAGAGCTCCTGTAGTTGAGTGGGACTGCGCCAATTGAAGCCGAAAATGCCAACGGCCCCACGGACTATGGCTTCGAGGGATTCTTCGAAGGTTTCCAGCTGATCCATGTACTCATCAATAACCTCTGCTTTTCGGTGCTGGTCAACAAGCACACCACGGAGGCGCATTTCAAGCACAGGACCCTGTAGCTCCCTGGAAAATGCGTAGGTTGCAGCTGTATGGTTGTCAAGCTGAGGTTCAAGCACCGAGAGCACCTCCGCTGTAATAGCGCAGTCGAGGCCGTTGTAAATTTGGTCCTTCTCCCAGTTAGACATGTCTTCCGGGTCTGTGATGGAAATGTCAACGACCTTGGCCACATTAATCATCCCTCTTTATCGTTTCATGCTTCGCTCGCATGTGTTTCCACGGACCGTGGTCGGTGTAGAGTGAGCCCAAAAATCCAAGCCCTTTCTTAGATTCGGGCTGCAGTGCATGGTGTAGGAGCATCGAATCCTCGGTGGCGTTGATCACCCTGATCCCCATCGCACGCCAGAGAAAGGCTATGTCGTAGAGGCCGTTTTGGAAGAGCTTGGCGAATCTTCCATCCTCGAGAATGCCTCGTACAAATAACCAAGCCTTCGTTTCGCTATCGTGGTCAGGCCAATAACTTCTGCCCTTTCTTCGGCTGTCATCGAATGGTATGACGATTCCCAATCCCGGGCTGGGAGCAAATCCGATGCATGTAATTCGGTTACTAACTGTCTCAATATCAACGCTAAGGACTTTGCACCCACAAATGTATTGCTCATAAAACTCCTCCAAATCTTTTAGGGTTGGTTCAATCCAGATTTCACACTTCGGTCGCCGGATTTCAGGGTACTCCGCTTCCCTCGCAGCCTTGTGAAGGTCCGAGACGACGATAGGTCGAATAGACCAGTCCCGAAGGACCGCTGCTGGGTTGTAGGTTGAGAGAACCTTGAAGTTGGTGACGGTGTGGGTAGAGAGCTCTGTCGTGCCTCTGAACTTCGAGATCGCAGACTTACCTAAGAGGGCCCACATAGCCTCATTCCCCAGGGCGATAATCAGGTTCGGGTCGGCTTCGATGAGTTCATCGCCAAGTCGGGTGAGTTCAGGTTCAAAAGACCGATGGAGGTACTTACCCTTCAGCAGCGCTGGGTAGCCTTGGATGGCTTGACCTTTTGGTCCGCAGAGGGATTCGAGTTTGTTGCCCTTAGGGCGGAGGTTAAACACGTTCGTAAGCAGGCAGTCAGCGCGGTTGATGCCTGCTTCGTTGAGCATTTTTGTGAGGTGGTAGCCCGAGGTGCCGACGAACGCACAGCGTTCTTTTTCTTCTTCGTTGCCCCAATACCCTCCAACGACACATATGTTAACTTTTCGAGGGAGGCCGGCTATGTTACTCATCTGTCGGAGCCTTATATGGTACTAATCGATAGCTTCCTCCAATAGCGTTAATAGCTTGTGTAACTACAAGCATAACTTGTTCTGGAGTTAAAGCTAGAACAAGGTCTGTGTCTTCGTGAATGATTCTAATGAATACTTCGGTTTCCCCTTCATCGTTAAATCGATTGTTAATATGTACAAGCTTACAACGTCTTAGCATCTTCCCCTCCATAAAAGGGAGAGAGCCTTTCGGCCCCCTCCCAAGGTTATTTAGCCTCTCCAAGTAACTGCTTTCACCGCCCACATCTGCGCTGTCTGCGCTTCAGTGATAGCGATGGAACAGAGACGAACCATTTCAGGGTTGTTCTTGCGGTCGATGTAGCCTTTGCGGAAATCATTCATATGATCAATGATATCCGCATAGAGCTTCTTCAGCTTGTCAACGTCACTCATTCCCGAGGGATTGAAAGTGAGGCCAACTGCTCTCTCGCCAAAGGTCTGTTCTCGCTTTTCCATGTTGGTCACTCCACCGGTGCCGTTGATTTCACATTCGCATAGGTCGCTTCACCGTCATCAGAGGTCGTGTGGTTGATGTTGACGATGAACTCCTGGCCGATAGCATCCTCAGCCATCTCATTCCGCGACTTCCCTTTCTCAAGCACGCCGAGGTCTTCATAGAACTTGTCCAGGCGCCATAGAGCGTCAGGGGTGGTGTAGAAGGTCAGGCCGTTCTTCGGGAGGTTGGTTCCGCGGAGGGTCTTTGACGACCCGTCTTCGCGAGTCATCCACTCCTTCATGTCGTCTTCGTCAACGTCGTCCTGAGCTTCGATGAACTCTCCAGCGAAGCGGATGAACGGGGTGCCCTTCTTTTCAGACGTTCCTCGCTCAGGCTGACCTACGATCTTTGCGAGGTAGGAGCCCTGAGGGACGGGCTTAGGGCGCTCGACCTTGCCAGTGGACTCAGCTTCCATGATATCTGCAAGTTTGGGTGGGGACATACGATGTTCCTTTTCAAAACTGGATTTCTTCGTCAGGGGACTGTTGTGGTGCGTTGTACGGTTTTACAGGGTTTTCTACGTTATGTTCCTCCTTTGTGAGTAGGTCTCCAAGCAGGTCTTCGATGCGCATTGAGAGGCTAGAGCTATTTGGAATACGTGACAGCGCCTCCAGTGCGATTGAGAGGTTCTTAATGGCTAGCGAGTTTCTCATGTTCGTGGTGTCCCATCAGGAAGGCGAGTGATTGCGATATTCGCCCACATTGCTGTTTGCCGATGTGCACGAATCAGATAGGTCTTATCTGGCCCATCAGGCAATAGCTGTTCCAACGTGTCACAATAAGTCTTAGCAGCGGCTCGAACTTCAGCCATTGCTTTGATCTGCTCCTCTGTGGGCTTTAGGTATTCAAACGTTGATGGATGCATGGTTATACCTTCCTCAACTTGGGTTTCACGACTTGTGGACGCAGGGTTTGAAAGAACTTCGCAAGCCCGTCTTCGATATCGAGGGTTTTCTCCATCTCGAAGGGCTTTGGATTTGCGAGGTCGAACATACTGGACGCTACGGTTTCAATTACACGTTTTCCT